CAACGAAGCCGAGAGCGATGAAGATTTGTACGACCCCTTCTTCACCTTTCTGGTGGCTGACCGCCTGAAGGCGCTGTTTACGGTTGAGCGTCTGGTGGAGAAGAAGCAACCCATCATCACGCTGGTGGATGCCGAGCCCACCAGCCGCCCGTTACCGCAGTTTGAAATCAAACGCGAACAGGGCGATCATGCCCCGCTCATTCTGCTGGCCACGCCAGCCCAGCGCAAATTGCTGCATGACATTGTCATGGGCCCCAAAGCCCGCTTTGGCAAAGTCGCCACCCGCCAACTGCCTATTCAGCCGCACGGCTCAAGCGTGCGCAAGCTCATGAATTTGGGCTTGGGCGGCAAGGGCTAACCTCACCCAGACACCAACAGGCGGTAGCGGGCCAGGCCGCGTGTGCCGCTGCTGTCGGCATCAAAAGCGGTGTGGGCCAGCTCTTCCTGACAGCGCACAATCGCGCCGGTGCTGAGCGTCACGCTGATATCCTGCAGCACATCGCGCAGCACCGCCAGAATATGCCGCACCTCCTGCCCGCTACGCTGGCGTGAGAACACCTGCAGCTGCAGTACCAGCTGCGTGGCCTGCAGGCCTTTGGTGCTGGCATCACGCGCTTCTACACCATCGATCACGGCAAACGGAAAAGTCGCCATAACCGGGCGCTGGTCATACAGCCGGGCGGGCACGCCCAGCACCGCTTGCACAGTTGGTGCTGCGGTCAGCACCGCTTCTAGTGCGTCAAGCGCCGGGGCAACAAGGTCAGTCATGCTCACTCTCCTGGGACGGGGTTTGCGCCAAGGCCGTACGGATATGCCCGGCCATCTGGCTGCGCTGGTCCAGCAGCGCCGGACGCAAGAACGGCTGCGGCGCCCGGCGGGCACTGCCCAGCTCTACGAGCTGCGCATAAGGCAGCGGCGTGCTGATATGCGCGGCGGCACCATCGGCAGATGTTTTCTCCTGCACGTCGAGCACTAATGAGCGCGCTAATGTGCCGCTGTCACTGGCCACATTCTGCTGTGCCTGCTGCAGCACCGCTTGCCCAGCGGCTTGAACAGCCAGCGGCAGAGCCGCGCGCAGCCGCGCCAGCAACAATGTGCCGATCATGCCACCCTCCGCAGCAGACGGTAGGGCGCGTATAATTGCAGCGCCAGTTCCGGCACGCTCATCAGCAGGCTGGCGGTTTTGCCGTCACGGGTCTGGCTATCGCCGCGCTGGCTGTACAGATAAGCCACATGCGCCAGAATACTCTGACGGATGGCGGCGGGCACATCACTGGCCAGCGCGCCATAGCCTGCCACATATTGCACCTCAAAGCCGTTGGCGCGGCGCAAGCCGGACGGCCAGCCATAACCCGGCCGCAACACCAGCCGCCCCGGCTGACTGGCGCTATCAGCCATATATTGCGCGGCGCTGAGCGTGGTGGCTGCATCCGCCTCGTCATACACTTTGACTGAGGTGATGGATTGCAGCGGCGCGCGCGGCAGCTCCAGCGCTGTGCCGGTGGGCACACGGTCATACAGCACGCGCAGGGTTTGCGTGAGCAGCGCCCGGCCCAGATAAATCTCGGCCAGCTGACGTGCTGCTGTTATCAGGCTGGTGAGCAAGGCATCGTCCTGCGTGCCGTCGATGCGGCACTGGGCTTTAACCTCGCTCAAGCTGACCGGCTCAAGCGCCGGCGGCGTGATGATCTGCAGTGCGCTCATGCCCACACCCCCAGTAATTGCGTGGCCAATGCCGGATCGGTGATCTGCGCGCCTGCTGGCACGTCAACCGGCGCTAAAGCCCGTACCGCGATATAACAACGCGCGGGGTCACTTCCCGCCACATCGGCACTACCGCTGCGCGGGCCGATGATATTGGCCTCGCTGGCCAGAAGCGGCAAAAACAGGCTGACATCCGGTGCATCAAACGCCGCATCATAATAGTGGGTCATGCGGTTACTCCCTGAAGCTGGGTGTTGGTCAGGCGCTTGTTCCAGTATTTCACGCCCCGGATATAGCCATTGAACAGGCCGCTGCCCGCCGCCGCTGCGCCCAGACGCAAGGTGGTGATGCCGGACGGCATGGTGCCGGTTACGTCCGCACCGACACTGGCAGCCGCCTGACAGAAGGCCATGTCATTCGCGCGGTAGGCATAAGCCGCGCGCAACTGTGTGCTGACGGCAAAGGCCGCGCCCACAATCACCGCCTGATCGGCCCCGCCGGTGGTGGTCACCCCGCGCAGCACGTTATCTGCCGCATTGCGGCGGATCTCATGCAGATTGGTGCTGCTGCCATCATCAAGGCGCAGCAAACGCGGGCTGGTGACGGCGGCAGCATCGGCCCCGCTGCCGGACTTGGCCTCTACCCACAAGGTGCCCTCACTCATGTTGAGCAGCGCGGCTACATTCATGCTGCAGCTGTCAGCCGCACGCGTGGCCGCACTGCTGGTGGTGGGAATATAGCTGGTCACAAACGCACCCAGCTCACATTGCAGCCCGTAAACATGGCAGCTATCCGTGCCATTGCCGGTAAAGCCGGGGGCGCGGGTATCTGTCAGGTTCTGGATCATGAAGAGCGCTGCACTGGCCGCCGAGGCTGCGGCTGCATTGATCGTCATCCAGATGCGCAGCCAACCACCCGTCAGCGTCTGCAGGCCTGCTGCACTGGCCGTATAACTGCCCAGCTGACCGGTACTGATATTGAAATTGGCATAAGCACCCGATGCGCTACTGCCCACCACCAGCTGCACCAGCCCTGCCCCGCTACCCGCTTTGACAAAGGCAGAAATGGTATAAACCGCCGCGCTGAAGGTTACAGTATTGGCCGACATATAATGCCCGCCGGTGCTGGTATCACACACCAGGGTGCCAGCCGAGGCGGCGATGGCATCAGGCCCAGTCACGGTGGCGCCCGTCCACACACTGCCCCCGGCATTGCGGGTGGATTGCTGGCTGAGATTGGTGCGGCTCTCCTCCAGCAGCAGCCCCTCGGCCAGTGTGATGCGCGGCACATCGGCGGCATATGTTGTCAGCACGCCGCTTACAATATCGGTGGCGCTTGAGGCGCGTGAAAATGTCAGGCGGCTGTCGAGCGAGCTTTTCAGCAACTCCAGCGTCAGGGTTGGCGCATCACTGCCGCCGGGCCGGGTGATGCGCGTGGACAGGCCCAAAAACATGATTACGCCAGCCCGATGAGGTTGATGCCCGCGCTGGTGCCTGTGGCCAGCACCCGGCGCACGCGAATGGGCAGCACCTGCCCGGCGGGCAGATTGCTAAAGGTCACAGCGCTGGCATCATCCGCCAGAATGGCCACCAGCGTACCGCCAGCGCCGCTATAAACGGCGCGCGTGGTCACGGCCAGATCGTTATTGTCATCCGCCGTAATGGCGAAGGCCTTTTGCGCCGGACTATCAAGGCCAGCACTGTGCGTTGCGAAAAAATCCGCCATAATCTCTCCTGTTTGCATGTTAAATGTTGGAAGGCCCGATCAAAGTTAAGCGGACCTTAACTACCCATCGCCTAGACTGAACGGTACGACGATAAGTCGCGGGAGTTCAGACATGAGCAGCACTTTTGAAAATGGCGCGGCCGGACGGCCCGCGCAGCAGGATAATTCCATCCAGCATTCCTTCCGCATCAGTTTGAACCTGACCCGGCGCGTGGTGCGCCGCATGATCGAGCTGGAACAGGTCCAGCCCCGCCCCGTCTGGCAGCCAGCGCCGCGCATCAGCGTGGTGCCGGATCCGGTCAGTTTTCAATTCTCCCTGCGCATGTTGCGCCGGGTGATCCATCGGGTTCTGGAACAAGGACACCTGCAGGCGGCCTAACACCATCCGCCGCGCCATTCCCCTACGCGCCGGTTAGACCGGCTGCGTCACCGGCATACCGCGCACAATAAGCGCGGCTGAAGCGGCGCCCGTTGCGCCGCTGGCCACAGTCATCACCGCACGCACATAGCGCTTGCTGCCACGGTAGCCCACGCGCTGCACGCTGTTGGCACTGCCAGCCGAATTGATGGGCGTAAAGCTGCCATCCAGCTCAGCCGCGCTGGCGGTGGTGAAGCTGACATTATCGTCCGAATGCTCCAGCGTGGGGGTGTGGGTGCCATTGGTATAAGCGCCCACATACAGCAGCAGCAGCGCGGCATGATACCCGGCCAGATCAACGGACGTGCCGTTATAGGTGCCGGTGGGACGCACGGCTGGCTCCAGGCTATGGGCCGCGTCGATATTGTTTTTCAGATCACGAACGGTCATGGATTGTCTCCTCAATCAGGATGCGCTGAACTTCATCAGCTTGATGGCGTCAAAGTTGACCACATCACCGCCGACACGCTTGGTGGTGTAGAACTTCACATTGGGCTTGTCGGTATAGGGGTCACGCAGCATGCGAATGCCGGTGCGGTCGACAATGGTATAGCCTTCGCCAAAATCGCCAAACGCCAGCGAGAGCGAATTGGCGGCCAGCGCCGGCATGTCCTCGGCAAAGAACACCGGAAAGCCCAGCAGCGTGGGCGGCTGACCGCCCTGCAGGCTGACCTGCCAGATGTAATTGCCATCCCCGCCCTTGAGCTTGCGAATGGCCGCCGAGACCGAGCGCGGCATCAGCCAGCTGGCCTTGGGCAGATGCGCCGCCTTGAGCTTGTAAACAAGATCAAGCAGCTTGTCGGCCGGAT